TCAGAACAGTAAAAAACAAATCATGATTCTTGCACACAACCGTAGTTTACTCACTTACTTTTATGATGCTATTAATCATAGAGAAGTAGGAACGGTCGGATATTATGTAGGTGGTATGAAAAAGCAAGATTTACAGACGACTGAAACAAAGGAGATTGTATTAGCCACTTATGCGATGGCATCAGAGGCATTAGATATCAAAACCTTATCAACGTTAATTATGGCTAGTCCTAAAACCGATATTACACAGTCTGTTGGTCGTATACTACGAACGAAAAATCAGCAACCAATTATTGTTGATATTATCGATTGTCATGATATTTTTCAGAAACAGTGGGCACAACGAAAGCGTTTTTACAAAAAATGTAATTATAAAATATTTGAAACCAATTCAAATATTTATAAAGATATGGATATGAATAACTGGAAATGTGTATTTATGCCGAAAGAAGTAAAAAAACAGCAAAATGTCGAAGAAACCGAAGAATCAATATGTGAAGAAGAATGTGAAAAACCCACATGTTTATTGGATGCAAGTGTATTTGCTGATCTTTAATCTTCTGTATTTAGAAAATGAACAAAATCTAAAACGTTCAAGTATCTTAATATTTTAAATCCATAGTCAAGTGCTTTTTTTAAGTATTTGTTATCTTTTTCTTTTCTGTTGATTTTATACCTAAATCGTATATTATTTCCAGCGAATTTTCCAATCAATCCATTTTCTATTAAAAACTCTAATTCACTATAATTTAATTTTTCATAATTATAAATATACCTATTGTCCCAATCACCATAATTATATCCTAAATTTCGGCATACTTTTAATTTAGATTTATATAAAGTAAGTACTTGCTTCCGAATAGTTGGGGTCATCTATAATACCATAGTTTATTTATTTAAACATTTTTAAAAAAGAAGAAATTAGACCTTTCTTAGCTGTTTTCTTTCCTTTTTTACCACTTTTCTTAGCAGTTTTTCCCTTCTTCTTGCCATATTTCTTGGCAGTTTTCTTTCCCTTCTTACGTTTTCCACCTTCCATTTTATGAGGTTCTCCTCCGGTAGCAGTTGTTTTTACATCAGGTAATACTGGTTTCCCTTCAAGTTCACTAAAAGACAAATTAGCCATTATATATATATATTGTTGAGATATTATTGTGATATTATTGTGATATTATTGATAATAATCAGAAACTAACTTATTAATATGTACTACTTTGGCAAATTTATCAGCTACTTTCATAGGAACCCATTTTTTAAACTTTCTCAAAAATACGCATTCCATAGGAAGAAATTTGGTCAAGTCCACATGTTTATCTAAAGCAATATTTTGAAAATCTTCTTCGTCTTCACTTTCTTCAATATAATCTAAATTCTTATTTTCACGAATGTTTCGAAATAAAGAATTCATGTATACACTCTTTTTATAATTTGGAATGTAACCAATATTATAGTACACATTTGCCTTGTGCTTTCCAAATGCATACAGATGGTAGACATCATTCTGTAAATCAGGATTCACCAAAAACACAGTTGAAAATTTATGTTGAGGTCTTGTAAAATCAAAAGTATATTTTTTATAATATTGTGTTGGAACAGACTTTTCTTTACTTGGTCCAAGCTGCAATTTCTTTGTAATTGTAATATTTATATATGGAATGGTAACATATAATGAACGGTATTGCAAGTGATGCACTTCATATCCTATTTTGGATGCTGTTTCTGGATTTATACGGGTTGCAAATTCTTCTTGCTCCTTATGTCTCCAAAAATATGGTAAATAAAAATGAATCTCTTTTTTATTGTATTTTATTTTATTGATTGTTTCAAACATTTCTTTTTGAATATACATTCTCTCTTTCAACTGCAATTGTTTCAAGGGGACTCCTTGATAATAATAAATATCTTCTACAATAAAATGATTTTGTTCTTCTAAAAATGTGCCATATAATAGCGTACCTAATGAAAATTGCTGATCCCCAAATGTTGTTATACATGTACCTTTTACTATTACTTTGTCTTTGCTCAATTCCAATAAATAACAAACATCTTGATTACGATGAAACGTATACCATACATAATACTTTTTTCCTAGAGGAATAGCATAAACTATGTTATAATCTGTACAAACTTTCTTATGCATCATCGTCTCATAGGAAAGTTCAAAAACTGGAAATCTATTTAATAATTTTGTTAACTGATAAGAAGTAAGATCCATAACTATATGTCTGATATATGTTTAAATTATTATATTAAATCAATTTTTAGAGAAATCATTTAATTCTGCAGTAAATATATACTTACATGAAAAAGAAACAACTTTTCTTGTTATTTGTATTCATTATTTTTCTTGGATTTATTTTTTATTTATTTCAAACTACAAAAGAAGGTATGCAAAATAATTATACAGCTATTATTGTAGAACCAAGAGAACATAAAGCATTATATTTTGTATTAGAAAATGCATTAACTAATTTGGATGAAAATTGGACCGTCGTTATTTTACACGGTACACAAAACAAAGAGTATTTAGAAAATCTATGTGATCACGAATTGAAAGATTATAAATCAAGAATCAAAATGCATAATTTACAGGTAAAAAATCTTTCGTTAGAAGATTATAATCAATTATTAACTTCCAAACACTTTTACGATTATATTCCAAGTGAACATTTTTTAATCTTTCAAACAGATTCCATTATTTGTAAATCTTTTAATAATTATATTTATAATTTTTTACAATTCGACTATGTTGGTGCTCCGCATAAAAATTGGGTTGGAAACGGTGGATTGTCTTTACGAAAAAAAAGTAAAATGTTAGAAGTATTACATAAAGATAATCGTAAAGAAAACGAGAACGAAGACGTATTCTTTACGAAAAAAGAACATGAATTGAAGTTACCTGATGTTGAAACAGCTAATAAATTTTCAAATGAAGGATTATATAGTGATGATAGTTTTGGTGTTCATAAACCGTGGTGGTATTTGAATGAAGATGAACTGAGAAAAAAAAATATGAATTGTCCTGGTCTCAATAAGTTAATAGAACTTAATAAATAATATATAAACAATAAAAGTTATATATTATCATGTTAATCCGCTACGTTTTAAATGCAAGTATATTATTTTTCTCTATGCAGGTTCTACTTTTTATAAATTATTATGCAAAAAATATATTTTTACAACATTTGTATAATTCAGACTATATACATTTCGATGTTTGGAGCTTAGTACATGTATTGTCTACTTGTACATTAGCAATTTATTATCCTTATAGATTAGATATAACTAGTTATTTAAATTTTGTGTTAGGTTGGGAATGTATTGAAAATATTATTTTACCATCAACATCAAATTATTTTTCTTTTTGCAAAGAGACACCACAAGATATGGTGGGGGATTTAGTTGCAGCAATTCCCGGATTATTTATATTATACATAAAAAATTTAAAAAATATTTAAAAATAAGTATATTCTTATTAAGCTGTATCCATAAACTCGGTTAAATCATTTTCTAAATTTTCTTTGACTTCTTCTGTAAATTCTTGTTCTTTTGTAGATTTCTTTATTTCTTGAACCAAATCATTATATTTATTGATTTGATTGTTGACCATATCTTTTTTCTTTTTTGTACTAAATTTATTTACGATGAAGTTCCATAATAAATGAAATACATAAATAATCAAAATAGATGCTATCACGTTAGATATAATATATAGTGCAACCGTCATATATTTATTTTTAGAAAAGGATATATTTATTTAAACTTACTTAAATAGAATTTAAAATCTAAAATATATGACTCAGTTCGTTGTTATTGAAAAAAGTGGTTCTATTAAAGAAGTAAAAGTAAAATCAGTAAATGAAGCAGAATTTTATAAAAAAGCTGGTTTTAAAAGTGATTCTCATTTTAAGTTGCAAACAGAATGGAATGTTGAAGTAAATAATAAAAAATATAATGTATGTTTGTATGGAAAAACACAAGGCCGTGCAGGTCAAGAAAATAAATACGATTTTCCACCACCTGTTGATAATACGTTATTTTTTGGAAACTGTTTACTTGTAAATAAGAAGAATAAAGAATTTACTTCTTTATTGTCTGATGAATGGAAACAAATTTATAATCACTTATTCCAAGGATTTGAAGATATTGGAGAAGAAGACTCTGAAGAAGAAGATGAAGATGAAGATATTCCAAAAACAAAAGACGGTTATGCAAAAGATGGATTTGTCGTTGACGAAGATGAAGAAGAAGAAGAGGAGGATGAAGAAGAAGAAGTTGAATTGGATGAAGAAGAAGTTGAATTGGATGAAGAAGATGAAGAGTTGGAAGATGAGGATGATGACATAGACGATGTAGATGATGGAGATGATGAGCCTGAAAAACCTATCGTAAAAACTAGAAAATCAAAACGTATTCAAAAAAAGCAGAGTGAAAATACAATTTTTCATTTTGACACAGAAGAAAATGAAGAATTGGATTATACAAGTGAGCTTGAAGAAGAAGATTATATTTAAATATAGTCTAAAATCTCGCGAATCATATCAACCGGCAGTTCAGTATTTTCTAATAAAAGAGACATCATATATTGCATTCTTTTATCAATAATTTCTTTGGTTTTTTCTAAAGTAATTATTACCGTTTTAAAATATTTCTTTTGACAATCATTAAATACCTCTTGATTTTTAATTAGTAAGTTTAATTCTTCAATTATTTCATTTGATTTCAAATAAGTAACGTATAAGTATTTCTTTATGGTTAAATATTTAGATTCAATATTAATCTGTATTTGTTGAATATATTTATTTATTTTTAAATATAATGATCGAATAACCTTTGACCTCTTATATTTTACATCTGGATCTAGTTCTCTATCTGTGCACTTTCCTTTAGATATCTTTTTTAATTCTGCCGTTTTTAACCTTACATAATAACAAAAACTAGGCGAAATTGTGTCGGGTGCATATATAATTGTTTTACATATTCCATATCTTTTTATAGATTTCATACTGCGGTTTTATTTAAGTATTCATTTAATTAACGAAATATCAATTTTTTTAATTAAATTATAATTTTTTTAATTAATTTTTAAACAACATTTTCAAAATATCCCTAGGACCTTGTTTCTTTTTCTTTTGTGTCTTCTTCTTTGTTTTTGGTTTTACTGTTTTCTTAGGCATCGTTTCTTGTTTTTTAAGCAATTCTTCTTTTGAATTCACTATTTTATCATCTAGTTTAATAGGACTATAATTCAAAAACCACATTTCGTATTCACGTCCTGTGCGATCATTTTTCAATAACTTAAATTGTTCGGCTTTTTCGGCTCTCATGCTCTTTAATGTTGGCTGTTTTCCAATACACTCTAAAGAATACCTTTTCATAATACCAGCATCATTCAATCTATTTTTTTCAATCAAATCATATAAAAAAGCTGACATGCAAAGTAATCGATTATTATCATACTGAGGTAATTCAGAGTACACAAATGCCAAATAAAATGACAAAATAGTATCAATAGTGGCTACATGGATATCTTGTTGATTGTATTCAACAATATTGTAATTATGACAAGCAATCGGTTGATAAATATAAACTAACGGCAAACTGCCTACCTTCACTTCTACATGAAAAGGAATCAATTCTCCAATATTTTCATGTTCTATTATTTTGACTTTATTAATATTATTTCGCTTTAATTCTTCTTCAATAATAATAGCCATTTTTTTAGGATCTTCATCCAATACATCAAAATCAGGATTTCCAAAATTCTTATCCTTTTCGCTTTTATTCACAAATTTATTATATAGGTTTGCTGCATATCCTCCAAAAAATACTGCTTCATTATTAATAAGCGTATCTCGCACTAAAGCATATGCATTTGTATATTCTTTATTCTTATTATTGACTTTTTCTGAAAAATCAAGACCATGACATTTTTTATCTGCTTTCAAAGGGAAATGCTTATTTAACAAATTTAATCGCTTTAATACTTTTTCCCAGCGGCTTACATCTCCTTTAGGACGAGATAATTCTAGATACATAGCCATACGCAAATAATTTGGGGGACAATAATGAATTCCAGCAATCTTAATTGATTCAACTAAAATCTTTTCAAATAGTTGAGGATGTAAAGAAGTAATATCAGCTACAGGAATGTAGTTAACAAACACTTTAAATGTACCCATATGTACTCCCGCCTTAGCTTCTACATCGTTGTATCCATTTTCATAAAATATATTTGCTAATTCCTTTGCATCATCAAGCGCACTTGGTGAAAAGAAATCATAATCCGGGATTTCAATATCTTTTTTATAAAACTGGTCTTGTTTTGGTAATATATTATTAATAGCAGTACCTCCATAGCATATTAATTTCTTATCTTTAATAAATGTTTCAACAATAGTAATCATATTCTTTACGTCATCATTATTTACCATATCTCGACCCTGAATCTCCTCTGTATTATCGATTGCTTGACGAATAATTGCTAGTTCACAGTCGTCAAAGGTCATTTTTTCATTACATGTTTTGCTTTGAAATTTAGATTTTTTATATGGTCTTTTTTTTGTATATTGTTTTTTTTTCATATATATATTAAAATTATATATAAAATTAAGATTGGGCCTTTCTTTTTTGTAAATAATACATCATCACACCCATAGGAACAATACCATGACTGTTTTGGTTAAATATATCTTCATAATCTTCTAATTCTTCTCCGTTTACATAAAATTTTACAGGGAAAATTTGAATACCAAATTTATAAATAGTATCAACAACATCTACATTATATTTTTCTAAATTAGGCATTACCATTTGAAATTTTTCTAAATCAGTTGTGTAAGAATCATCACTAATTTGTATTGATGAACCTGGATGATCAACAATATTTGCCAAAGAATGCATGTTTAGATTTTCACTTCCACTTTCCAAATTAGTTAATTTATACAACTTTTCACTATAGTCTTTATAATCTCTTCGGATCGTTTTATCTATAACAATAACTACTTTACCCATAAGTCTTTCTAAAAGTGTATCACTTGTTACTTTTCCATTAAATTTACGTCCGGCAAGAGCAGATTCAATATTCTTGGCTACAGCTTCATAAATATTTGTATCATTCGACTTTATGCGTAAATGAATAAAAAGAGGATCCTTATTGTTTGGCGAGTCTTGTGAAAAAGCATTAGAAACAATCGAATTAAATATATCAACCAATAAAATACTATTTTCAGTATCAATAGATGTTAATTTATAATCGGTTGTATAAGCAACGCGTGGACTGAATGTTTCACCTTCCTTAATGTAAAATACTTCAAAATCTAAAAATCGACATCCTCTTGATAAAACTTCATTCACCATGTCAATACTTACATAATTTCCTGTAACAGCGCTATTTAATGAAGATTTAATACAATAATCTTTTATTGGAAACTTCGTAACGTCTTTATCTATGTTTCGAATGCGTAACTCTTTTTTATTGCGTTTATTTTCATCGTTTAATTTACCTACTTCAAAATCCGCACCTTCAGGCAAGTCAAAATTTTCAATAGTATCTCTATTTCTTAGCATATAAAATCGATACCCTATATAAACAATAAGAATTATACATATTCCAATCAATATATATTTTTTATTGAACATTCTATATATATAATTAAGTAATTAAATATAATAGAAATATATATTTAAATTAAACAAAATGGCTGGTGGATTACTAAATATTGTTGCTGTCGGAAATAATAATTTAATATTAACAGGAAACCCAAGTAAAACGTTTTTTAAAGTTACTTATTCAAAATATACTAATTTTGGATTGCAAAAATTTAGAATTGATTATTCTGGATTGCGAGAACTCAGACTTACAGAACCTTCAGTATTTTCTTTTAAAATTCCTAGATATGCTGATTTACTAATGGATACTTATTTGGTTGTTACATTACCTGATATTTGGAGTCCTGTTTATCCCCCATCGAATGCTACAAACCAACGATGGATTCCATACGATTTTAAATGGATCAAAGATTTAGGTACTCATATAATTGATGAAATTGAAATTACATGTGGATCATTTGTATTACAAAAGTTTTCAGGTGAATATTTAGCAGCTATGGTGGAAAGAGATTTTAGTAAAGAAAAAAAAGATTTATTTTATCAAATGAGCGGAAATGTTCCTGAATTGAATGATCCTGCAAATTCTTTTGGTAGAACACGCACGTATCCTTCTGCTTCTTACACAACAAATGTGAATGGTGCTGAACCTTCTATACGAAGTAGACAAATTTACATTCCAATTAATAATTGGTTTACATTAAATAGCAAGTGCGCATTTCCTTTAGTAAGTTTGCAATATAACGAATTAAATATTAAAGTTACTCTACGATCTATTCAAGATCTATTTGTAGTAAGAGATGTATTAGATACACAATATAACCATCCGTATGTAAGAGCAGACTTTACTGTTGACAGATTCCAAATGTATCGCTTTCTTCAAACACCCCAGTCTGGATTTATTAAAGCTGAAGATTATAGTAACAAGATTTCCACTTGGAATGCAGATGTACATTTATTGTCTACTTATTGTTTTTTAGATGAAGATGAAATTCAGCGTTTTGCAAAAGAAGATCAAGTATATTTAATTAAGGATATATATCAATATAATTTTGAAAATATAACAGGAAGTAGACGTGTAAAAATAGAAACGAATGGCATGGTATCAAGTTGGATGTGGCATTTACAAAGAAACGATGTTAAAATGCGTAATGAATGGTCAAATTATACAAATTGGCCATATGATTATTTACCTTATAATATACGCTTGGCACCGATTGAACCACTCCCTGGAACAGAAATAGATTTATCATTCGGAATAGGTATTCACCCTGGTTTGATTAACAACCTCAATTCAGGTATTACTATTACAGGTGACTTTTTTAGTGGAAATAAAAAAGAAATATTAGAAAGCTTTGGTATTTTATTAAATGGAGAATACAGAGAAAATTCTTTACATCGGGGAATATATGATTATGTTGAAAAATATACACGTACACCAGGGTATGCAAAAGATGGAATCTATTGCTACAACTTTTGTTTAAATACTGACCCTCACGAATATCAACCTTCCGGGGCAATCAACCTAAGTAAATTTAAAAATATTGAACTTGAAGTAAAAACGATTTTACCTACTATCGATATGTCTAACTCTGTAGTTGATATTGTTTGTGATCAATCTGGTGTACCTATCGGAATAAGAAAAACAAATTATCAACTTTATGATTATAATTACAACCTTACCCTATTTGAAGAAAGATATAACGTAATATCATTTATTGGTGGAAATTGTGGTTTGCTTTACACAAGATAATTAAGTTACAAAATATCAAAATATTATAAGTGAATATATTATAATATTTAATGGAAAATAAATCAAATGTAAACAAAAAGAAATTTAGAAAAGATAAAATGAATGAAGATCTTGATACTGCTTTGATGAATGATAAAATTAAAAAAATAAAAAAACGAAAGCAAAAGAATAATTTTAAAAATATAGAAGAATTTGATACCCTACATAATCGAGAAGAAGATGAACCTATTCATAAAAAAGAAGAAGAAACCGTTACGCCTGCAAGTATTAAAAATAAAATTTTTGAAGTGTTTGATTCTTTTTTAAATACCAAAGAAGAGATGCGAGGGTTTAGTAGAGACGATTACGAAGGTTATGATAATGTATATGAAGGAGCAAGATCTGATTTTGATCCAAGAAATTGGTTAATTCAAGCGATCGAAGCTGTTTATAATTCATTTAATGGAGTTAATACATGGATAGCAAAAACTATTGTTGACAACTTAAAAATGCCTGAAAAAACATATAAAAAATATAATAATAAAGGAAGTTATAATTACAAAAATAAAGTCAAAGATGACAATAATGATATCGCAATTATTAGAGAACAAGTTGTATGGTTACTGGCTATTGTTTTTTCTATGTTTGCTGTATTAAATTGGTACTTCATACTTTATTATAGTAAATATGAAGATATTGAAATTACAAGAATCGCAAGAAAAACATTATTGGAAATGAGCTCACCAGAGAATGGTCAGGTTGTTTCACATATGGCTAAGTTTATATTCTTCATATTTGAATTTGCTGTCTTTTTCGTTGAAATGTTTAATGATTTTTTAATTTTATTTTTTCCCAAAATTACCATGTTTTTCTTAGATGGTCGTACTAACTTTTTATTGTTATTTATAATCTTGGTGTTTGCTTTTAAAAATTTTGGTAAATTCTTCAAAAACTTCTTAATTGACCTGTTAACAAACGCGACTGATAATTATTATATTAATATCATGTATGCTATATTGTTTATTGAATTCTTCGTTTCAGTAGCGGAAGGACCAAAAACGATTGGTGTTCCAACTGTTGATGAAGACCAAATTAGAACATTCATGGCAAGTCTAGCAAATCCTCTATTATTTATTCTTGTTTTAATTATTCGATTTATGATAATTATGATTGTGAGTGTACCGGTAGGTGGTTTGATGATAGGTGCTTTATTTTTATATTATTCATTTTTTGGAATTTTACATTATGTTGGTTCTGAACGTTGGTTTTCAACAGTTGAACATATATTAGATTATGCAAAAAATGCAGAAAGTAAATACAAGAGCGAAAAATATTGTAATACAAATGCATTTTACATGCTACTACTAAAAATACTGCAAATTATTTCAACTGTTTCAAGCTTGTTATATTTATTTAAATATTATTTAGCATTTATCATAATTTTTATTGTATCTGCAATTATTTTCTACAATAAGTTATCATTAACTCCTAGTATTTTTGGTAATACCAGTTTTAAAGTATTCATGTCATCATCATCTGGTTTCATGACTCTACCATTAGTAACTTTCATGTTTGCTTATATGCGTGATAATGAAGAATTGCGAGAAATATTATCCTTTGCTAAAACTAATATGATGAATGTATTCAAAGATAAAGAAATTCCACAAAGTGAAAAACCCGAAATATATGAAAAATTCACTTCCAAATCAAAATCTATATTTGAATCTATGAATAAAATTATTCAGGAAGGAAGAAAACAACGAGATAAAAAGGAGAATGGAGGCGGAGATTATGATGATGATGGTGATAGTATAGATGAAACGAATGAAGAAGGACCTGATGGCGAAGGAGCCGAAGAAAGAGCCGACGAAGGAGCCGACAAAGTAATCGATATAGAAGAAATCAATATAAAAGAGAGAAAGAATAGTAACGATGAATAAATTTTAAACAATAATGAGTAAAATAAACTTAAATATTTTTCATTATTATATTATTAATGAAAAATAAAAAGAATACACAATATCCCCTAGTATCTGTTTGCACACCTACATTTAATCGAAGACCTTTTATACCAACTATGTTTGAATGTTTTCGTAATCAAGATTATCCAAAAAACAGAATCGAATGGATTATTGTCGATGATGGAACGGATAAGGTAGAAGATCTAATATTAAAAAGTGAAATTCCTCAAATACGATACTTTTCTTTAGAGAAAAAGATAGCTTTGGGTGCAAAACGTAATTATATGCATTCAAAAGTACAAGGAGATATTGTTGTTTATATGGATGACGACGATTATTATCCACCTGAGCGAATATCACATTCTGTTGAAATGCTACAAAAAAATAAGGATGCATTATGTGCAGGTGCAAGTGAAATCTATATATTTTTTAAACATATTCAAAAAATGATACAATGTGGACCATATGGACCGAATCATGCAACTGCTGGAACATTTGCCTTTAAAAAAGAATTACTAGCACAATCAAAATATGATGAAGATGCAGCTATTGCTGAAGAACGGTCCTTCCTAAAAGACTACACAATACCATTTGTTCAGTTAGACCCATTAAAAACAATTTTAGTGTTTTCCCATGAACATAACACATTTGATAAACGAAAAATGTTTGAAAATGCGCATCCACAATATTTCAAAGAGTCTCCCAAAAATGTAGATAGTTTTATAAGAAAAAAAACAGAAAATAAAATTAAGAACTTCTTTTTGAAAGATATCGATGACAAACTTAAAAATTATGAACCAGGAGAACCTAAAATGAAACCCGACGTATTGAAACAGATTGTTGAAATTGAAAAAAAACGAGACCAAATGATTAAGGAAGAAATGGAAAAACAAAAAGCAAATGGACCTATCATGTTACAGCAACCTGGACAATCACCTATACAACTCAACAACGCAGAAGTTGTATCAATCATGTCAAACCAAATTAATGACTTACAAAAATTATCAACCGAAAAACAGCAATTAGAATATATGGTAAAGTCATTACAAGAACAATTAATCAAAAAGACGAAAGAATTAAAAATCGCAAAAGAAACAATCAAATTGTTGAAAACACAAAATGAACCAAAATTAGACGAAACAACAAGTCCTCAAAAAGGGTTTACACGTATACCTATAGAAATTGTTGAAGAATCAAAACCGGAAACAAAAACAAAGAGTGAACCTGAGATTTCAGTCGTTATAGAAGGTGATTAATATATTTTTATTAAAACATATTAATAAAATCAAAGTATAATATATATGAATATAATTATAGTTTTTTTGTTATTGAATCCATTCGTATTTGCATTTTTTAATAATAAAAATGAAATACAAGGTAATGTTGGATTCGGAAAAGTACCTGAATATATAAACCCGATATTAGACAATTTTTCTCACCAAATAGATTTAATAACAAATGAAGAACATATGAAACATATTTATATATCTGAGTTATCTACTTCATTAAAGAATAACTTTCAATCTATAAAAAATGATTCTTTTTGGTATCAATTAGCAGAAAATAATCATTCGAAAGTAGTTCATATTGACGGAATGGAAGAATTATATTATTCAAACCCAAAATTTAAAAATAATAATAATATGATAGGACTATATGGCTCAACAAACAATCTATATCTTCATCGGGATTGTGAATTTATTTGTACATTCCCAAATGTAAAGGTATATCGAGTTTTGATTGGATTATCAAATAATGAAAACATGATAACAAATATTCCTTATGCAGATTTGAATCACAAATTACAAAAATATGATTACTTATTTTTTGACTACTCAAGAACCCATCATCAAGTCTTAAAAGATAATACTCATTCGGATAACAACGCAAGAAAAATGATAAAAATTCATTTTATGATAATTGACGATTCTACATCAGAATTTACTGAACTATTTTTAAAAACATACTTCAAAACATATAATTCTATATTTCGATTTTGGAGTAATATGGGATTAGAACCAGAAACATATTCTCAATTTTTCTTTGGTCTTTCTAATGAATTTTTTTACACATCATATATAACGCAAGTTGTTTCTTTATTATACCTGTTTTCTATACTCCATATGTATATTGCTTATAATATTGACTTCAAAGCTAAAAATATCTTAAAATTTATAGGTTACCCATCATTATCTATTTTTACTGTGTATTGTAGTATTGTATTTCTCTATTGGTCTCGTTATAAAATATATGATATTAGATAATCTAGACATCTATCTCATCTTCCATGTCTTTTTTAATATTTTTATCCAAATATCGATACATTCGTTTTATATCTAATTTATTGATATTATAATCTTCAAATAATTCTTCAATCTCATTCATTAATTCTTGATTATTACAAAAATCGCCTTCAAAAAATAGACGTAGTTCTTGAAAAAAAGATACCACATCCTTTTTATCCATATCTAATTCTTGGCATAAATTATAAATAAACAACATATTATTGTATTCGGTTGAATATTTTGTTAATACTTTTGTAAATCGCACTTCTTCTGGAAAAAATGTATTTTTATTTTCTGGAAAATTTTCATGATAAATCTTATTATTATAAAATGTTTTCATTAATGAACTCATCTCATTAAATTGCCAAATTTGATTCTGAAAAGTAATACGATCAATATAATCAGCAAATCCAATATTTTGTAAAATTTTCAAATACACAGGTATTGTTTTTGACAACGAGAACTTGTAAAAATTATCAACAATATTTTCATGCCATAAAAGAGCTATGATTGTTCTATCTGTTTCATTCAATACTTTATTATGCTTATTTAAAGGTACATATTGATTTATTAACATTTGTGTTGTTTTCTTTGCGTCATCGTTAAAATTTTTTGTTTTGAAAATATTCATCAACGAAGAATCCAATATATCTTTTTTGTTTTTCATTAAATAAAAGATAGTATGCAACTTTCGAATATCTCCTTGTGCATAATCAATACAAATCTTTTTATTTTCATGACTTATATTTGGAAATTCTATATTTATAATTTTGTCCATTTGATTACTAGTCGGTGCTTTTAATTCATATGTATTACATACTCTGATAAGCTCTTTGATTTTTTTATCTATATAATAATTGCCAATACAAATAATAGGATTCATCGTCATGTTTTCCATTTTCTGTTTTCTTGTCTTTTTTTGTCTTATAATCTTAATCAAAGCACTAATACCACCCTTATCTCCATTATTCATTCCGTCTATTTCATCCATAATAATAGCAATTTTACGTTCTTTATTTTTCATCATATCAAGTACATTTCTGTTTGATATATTATTACTTGTGATTGTTTCAATTAATGATTTATTACGCACATCTCCTGCATCATATTTTATAATATCATAATCCATTTCTTTCAAAATATTTGTAATAAAGTGGGTTTTGCCACATCCTGAAGAACCATATATGTAAACGCCTTTTTTAAAAGTTATATCCTTTGACCTGTCTGAAAAATCTCGCAAAAAAGTTTTTATTTCATTTTCTATATGTGTTCTCTCAAAAATAATGTTATAATTCATAATATTACTATAACATTATTTATTTATATATTGTTTTAAACGAATTACTTAGAAAAAGCGCTGAAATCAGCTGTTAATGGCATATAACTTGATGGTTTTTGTTGCTCTAGCTGACCATAATTGCTGTATACATCAAATCTTGCACCATTATTAGGTGTTCCACGCACACCGTTTGCATCAGCACCACCTGGAGCACCACCTGGAGCACCAGCAGGAGAAGGACCACCAGCAGCAGAACCATTTTGCCCAATAGCATTTACATTTGTAGGATCAGACTCAAATAATCCGCCAACTGCACCACCTACTTGTTCAGCACCAGAATATATTGCTGAACCTGCACCAGAAACAACATTTCCGGCTGCATCTACCACAGGAGAAGCTAGTTTTCCAACACCAGAAGCAGCTGCACCGGTAACATCTACCGCGGTATCAACAACATTTGTTGCGACATCTCCTGTTGTTTCTATTGCAGTATTTGCTACATTACCCGCAACTTTTACTGTACTTGATAAAGGATCTGTATTGGGATCAGTATTATTTACTAAAGTATTTCCCTTATCTGAGACTGTTCCAGAACCACCTTGTCCGCCACAGTTATGACATATTGTAGAATCTAATTCACACTGAGGACAGCTAGGGCAACTAGGACATACAGGAGGAATTATTTGTGTTTTTAACAAATAATCATCCATATCTATACTTCCATCCCCAGATTTGGCAGTTCCACTTGTAGCAGCAGTAGAACTTGTTCCTGTTACACTACTCATTATACCATCACTAGTAGCATCAGTTGAATCAACAGGTTCATTTGTTGAACCATCAAAAGCAACAGGACCGTTTTCATTAAAACGTTTTACATTTTTAATATCATATTGACTCGTATTTACATTCTTCAATCCAATCAAAGAAATAACAGATGTTTGTCCATTTGCAACATAAACAACCAATAATTGTCCACATGGATCAAAGGCAGTAATAGGAGTATATCCAACAGATGCCAAAGTTGTTTCATCGTTGTATGAAGGTATAGGTTTTAATGAAGACACGAGTGTTTGACTCTTTGTATCATTACGTTTAAATACATTCATCTTTCGTTCTTCTCCATCACCTTGGAAAATGACTAAATTACCATTTGCACTATCAAATCGAGTATATTTACTTAATTGATGTAATTTTCTAGCACTTGTATATTCAGGTACATCTACTTCTTTATTATTATTTTCATCTGTATCTTCTATAACAAATGTTAAGTTCTTTAATTGAGAATCGTCATAGTTCGACTTGCAACTCTTGTATTCATAACTTCTGGATTCGTTATTGTTAATCATAAAGTTAGCAATCTGTTTCTTTTCTTTGTTATTGACGATATGCATATAGGTATTAAAATCCCAAGGTGTGTAAAATACAGTATACTTATCGTTTTCTAAATTTTGTGTTTCATACAATCTTGTTTGCATAGATTTTGACATGGTATTACCTCCAACAGAAATTAAATCAGGGGTTGAAGAAACAGTAAATTCAAATGCATGAACGCCCTTTCTAGGTGCAACTGTTATCTTAGATATAGTATTTCCACCAAGATCAACATTTCCATTATATGTCTGAGAATCAACTTCAATTAAATTTCCATTCAATTTATCGAAAAACATACTATCATGCAATTTTACTACCGAATTAGATGTTGAATATTGAGGTATAATTACATTAACTAAAGCACTTTCATTTTTTGCAAATGTAATAAATCCTTCTTTGGGTGTGCAAAGAGCGATAGTTAAAACAAATAATAGTAATAATATTAAAAATATGAATGATGCTGGTATATTCATGGTTTATACTATATAGATCGAAAAAATTGAAAAAGGAAATACTTAATATTAATATTAATTATGAGTGAATTAAATAGAGATCCTTATCCTGAATATAAATATCAAATTTGTTTGGACGAAGTTGGACGTGGGTGTTTATTCGGTGATGTTTATATTGCATGTGTAATTTTACCTAAAGATCCAGCTTTGTTTGATGGAACAAATATAAAAGATAGCAAAAAATTCACGTCTAGAAAAAAACTCAAGGCTGTTGCAGAATACATAAAAGAACACGCACTTTATTGGCATATTGCTGCATTAGATTCAAATGTAATAGATAATACTAACATACTAAAAGCTGTAATGAAGGG